CTCCTCGCGCGTGTCGTCTTCCTCGTCCCAGTTGCGGTAGATCGACAGCACCTTGCCGGTCGGCTTGTCGATGGTGATGATGTAGGGCGAGGGATCCTCGTCCTCCTCAATCTCGCAGACGGCGTACACCTCGTAGACGGTGCGCAGACCGTCCTCGTTGTAGCTGGTCTCGTCGCGACCCTCGATCTTGTTGTTCGCCTTCTCGGAGTTGGACGGGTCCGGCTCCATGCTCGGCGCTGCCAGATCCACGTCGCGGTACATGCCAGATTTTACACGTTGCTGGTAATCCAGCGCCGTGATGTACTGCACGTGCGTCTTGCGTTGCGCGCTGTAGAAGTTCGTTGCGGCGTAGGGCAGCAGCATGTCGTCGATCATAACGGCAAGGAACGACGGGCGGTTGCGCCGCTCGTCCCACCCGAGCTTGAGGTACTGCGCGCCGCCGAGCGGGAGCTGCGTCAGCATCTGCTCGACCTCGGCACGCGCCTCCTGCGCCTGCACGGTGAGCTGCCAGTTCATGAGGGCGGACTTGCGCTTGGCCTTGTCGACCTTCTTTTCGTCCGTCTCGCCGACGACCATGTCCTTCACGGGGCCGTTGGCTGGCCACAGCTCCTTGATGGCACGCGCGGCAAAGTCCACGCAGGCCTCGGTCATCATCGGGTGGACGGCCTTGGACGCGCCTTGGAACTGCGCGCCGCCGGGCGCGTCATCACCGAGGCCGGTGCGGCGCAGGCCCTCCTCGTACTGCTCGTCGCGCTTTGCGCGCGCGTCCTTGTCCTTGCTGATCAGGTCGAGGAAGCGGCTCGAGATGCGCGACAGCTCGCTGTCCGGCATGGTCTCGGCGAGGTTGTCGTAGAACGCACCTTCGCCCTCCGGCTCCTCGTCGTCGAGCGTGACGATGGCACCGCCGTCCTCCGTGTCCTCCACGTCGTCCGCCTCGGTGTCAATGGCGACCATCTCGCCCTCGGGAAACTCTTCGTCCATGTCTCAGTCCTTCAAGCGGCGTACGGGTTCTGGATCACCTTCGGAAGCGGCCTCTCAGGCTCCGCCTTCTTGGTCTCCTTTACCACCGATACCAGTCGTTTGTCGATGCACAGCCTGACGCACTGCGTCATGGCGTCCACGTAGTCGTCGTGCTTCACGCTGCCGGGGCCGGTGAAGGCGCACAATTGTGCAAGCATCGGCTCGACCCACGTACGCGGTCGACCGGCGTTCTTGTCGCTCTCTGGCAGCCAGACGCGCTTGCGCGCGAAGATGTGGCTGACCATGTGCAGGCGTGCCAACTTGTCCGCGCGTCCGGGGTTGTAGGCGTACGCGTCGATGCCCTCGCGCTCGAGCATCTGTCGCAGGCTGATGCCGCTGCCCTTGTCCTCGATCAGGCACAGGTCTGGCTTGCGGCCCGACGTGATCGGCTTCGACCCGCCGAACATCGGCTTGATCAATGCCACGTCCTCGTCGTCGCCGTAGGCCACGTTGAGTTCCTTCTTCACCCGCTTGATGAGATCCGGCATGCCCATCTGCTCCGACCAGCAGTCGAGGACGAGGAGCTGGCTCGTGCCATCCTTGTCGTGGAAGCTGCCGATCACGACGCATGCCGTGCTGTCCGCGTCACCCTTCTTCTTGTCGTACGTCGCCTCCGTGAAGGCCGTGTCGAGGGACAGGATGATGTAGTCGAATGCAGGCAGCGGCTTCTTGGCGGGCCAGAGACGGAAGTCGCTCCGCTTCACGATACCCTGCTCCTCTGGATCGATCAGCTCCCCGTACAATTCCTGACGACCTATCGTCGTGCCCTCGTACTGCTCGAGCTGCTTGAAGAAGCTGTCGGGCAGGTTGGCGCGGTTGTCGAAGGTCGAGCCACGCACGATCAGGCGACCGGCCTGCGGCGTGCTCAACTTGCGGATCAGCTCCTTGGGCTTGGGCGTCGTGGTCCACAGCACCTGCGGCGCAGAGCCGAGGCGCAGGCCCATCATGGCCATGTCCCACGTCTCCTCGTCGTACTGCCACGCTGCCAGCTCGTCGAACCACGCACGCGTGTGCTGCGGGCCGCGCAGTCGCTCGGGCTTCTCAGCCGAGAAGCCACGGATCGTGCTGACGCCGTCGGCGATGTTCTTGATGCGGATGATCATGTCCGACTTGTTGTATTCTACCAGTAGCTCGGGCGGCAGGACGGACAGGATCCCGCTCTCTCCCTCAAAACACGTGAACTTAGTATCAGAAAACGTAGGTGCTATGACGCAACTGTCGTAGCCGCTCGGATCCTGATACACTGCGCGCGTCAACCATTCGCTTCCCACGCGCGTCTTACCAAAGCCGCGACCTGCCAAATAGCCCATCTCCGTCCACGGCGTGCGCGGCACGATCTGATTGTCGCGCGCCGTCTTCTTCCAGCGGCCCTGCCATGCGACGTGGGCGAGCTGTGTAGGCGTCAGGCGTGCGAGGAGGGCCGTCGGGTCCGTCATGCGTTCCTGTACAGGGTGAGGGCCTCACGCAACTGTGCGTTCATGTCGCGGACCTTGTCGTATCGGTCGCAGGCGCGGGACAGTTCGAACTCAAAGTCATTGCGTTCGCGGACGGCCTCGTCGAGTTGCGCTTGCAGTTCGCGGGCCCGACGCCACGGGTTCCAGATCACTTGTCGTCCTTTGCAAGTAGCGCCTCGGCGAGCTGCAACGTGAGGGCGATGTTGTCCGCGTTGCTCTCGACCTTCAGCGTCTCACCTTCCTTGTTGCCGATCTCGTGCGTCTGCTTCGTGCCGTACTTCTTCGGGTTCCAGCAGGCGAGGAGCTTGAGGCGCGTGTCGACCTGTGCACGCTTCCACTGCACGAAGCCGGGGTCGATCTTGCCGTCAACGCGGTCGGGCTCGCCGTCGATCAGGGCGAGGGCCTGCTCGGCCAGCACGTCAGCTCCGACATCGCGTGCGCGCGCATACGCGACCGCCAAGCCTTCGTCTGCGCGCATCCAGTCAGCCCAGCTCTGCGGATGGAAATCCAACTCCCGCCCGAGCGCGGCCAGCGTCTCACCCCCAGCGATACGCGACAGCACCTCTTCAAGGAGTTTGGGGTTCTTCTTAGCCGGATAGGGCATGCTCTGCTCCGCAGTTAGACAGGTCACCATATACGAGCATCCGGCGCGAGAGACAAGTACCGGCCCGAATGGGGCGCAACGCAACGCACCACGAGGGGTAAAGTTTCAGCGTCATCTTCTCACCGCAACGCACCGCAAACGGCGTGCAACGTGCAACACGGGGCGGGTATAAACGTAGTTTATAACCCTACCCCCGCGTTGCAAGTAGCATTGCAACGTGCAACACGAGGTGCGTGTTGCATCGTGTTGCAGTGTTGCAAAGGCCCGAAACCCCCAGCATTTCTGCGGTACTGGTAAAATATTACTCGTGTTGCAAAGGCCTGCAACACGCTGCACCTGCTGCACCTGCTGCAACGCGAGAGCTCGTGTTGCACGTGTTGCAGACTATCTGCAAAAAAATGCAAATTAGCTGTTGCAACTATGAATTACCTGTGCGAATAGGGTGCATCAGCAAGGAGCTACGAAATGACCCGCCACTACGAAAACGCAGTTGAGATCGCCACCAACAACGAGAGCGGCGCTGCCATCTGCCAACTGGCTGATCGGGTTCAGTTGCTTGTTAGCGACTGCGGCGAAACCTTCGTGATCTGGGATTACCGCCCCAACGCCAAGCGCATTGAGAAGCGCGTCAGCGCCGCATGGGCCTACAAGTTTCTTGGTCGCGCCATCGGCGTCACCGTCCGCAGCTACGAATGGTAATCACCACAACGGGGCTCCGGCCCCCACCACATCAGCAACAGGAGTACAATACCATGTCTACCCGCCCTTGGATCGCAGAGCGCACCGCCCTCATCAACAACGCAGCAGACGCCATCTCTGCCCTCGAATTAGGTGATGGCGTCTCCGTCTCGGTCTGGACCGACTGCGATGCCTACACCATCATCAAGAAGACCCCGACGACCATCACGCTCCGCGCCGACAAGGCCGAGCTGCTCAACCGCGACGAGCTGGTCTTCATCCCCGGCGGCTTCGCAGCCCACTGCGAGAACCAAGCCGACCAGCGCTACAGCTACGAGGCGAACCCAGACGGCCACGAGGTCAAGATCTCCCTGCGCCGCTGGACGGACGAGGATGGCAACGAGTGCCGCAAGTGGAAGCGCTCGGGCATCAAGACCTTCGAGGGCGGCGGCAACGCCTACGCCGGTCGCCGCGCCTTCCACGACTTCAACTTCTAACCCCCAACGGGGGAGCTCCGGCTCCCCCACCATCACAGGAGACCCCCGACATGACCTACCTCGTCCGCACATACCGCATCGACACCGGCGCACACGTCGCCCACCTCGACCGCACGTTCGACACCGCAGCTGAAGCACGCGACCATGCACTGGCCGCGAAC